TAGCCGCGCAAGATGTGGTACAATTAGAAAAAGGTGATACAGAAATACATACCAACATCGCAGTCACAGATCAAGCAGAGTACTTGGTTCTGAAATATGACACACTAGAAAAATCCTATGCTGTTGCGGATTATCCTGCTATGATTACCACTCAGGACAGTTCTCGCATCACAATAGAATTGCCTGAAATATCAGGTGTTCAAGAGTCAATTGACTACACAGGCGCATGGGAAGTGAAATTCTATCGCAACAGAGAAGCAGAGCGACAGGCACTGTCAAAAGCACTTAGACCACGGGCAGATAACTAATGTCAAATCAATTAGACCATTTTTACGACGGACAACTAAGAAGATACATCACTCAGATGGTAAGAATGATGAGTGGCTTTTCCTACAAAGACGGTTCAGGTAACGTTGTTACAGTGCCTGCTATGTATGGAGACCTAACACGTCAGGTTGCCAACATAATCAGAAACAATTCAGAAAACAAAATACCAAACGCACCTCGAATGGCGCTGTATGTCACAGGCCTAGAACTAGACACTTCGAGACTAGCAGATTCATCCTATGTCAATAAAGTTAATATTAGAGAAAGAGAATTTGACTCTGCAGGCAACGAGTATCTAAACACAGAAGGCAAGAATTACACAGTTGAACGCCTCATGCCAACACCCTACACTCTCACAGTTAGTGTAGATCTATGGAGCACAAACACAGATCAGAAACTGCAGATACTTGAGCAGATACTAATGCTGTTTAATCCTTCTCTTGAATTACAGACCACAGACAACTATCTTGACTGGACTTCTCTATCCGCAGTATATCTTGATTCAATAACTTGGAGTTCAAGAACAATACCTCAGGGTACAGAAACAGAAATAGACGTTTCCACACTGTCATTTACTACACCTATATACATTTCGCCTCCTGCGAAAGTCAAACGAATGGGTGTTATTACGGACATTGTCAGTCGTATTCATAATTCCAAACAGGAGTTAATTGACGCTACAACAGACATAGATTTTTCTCTGCCTGAAGGAGACGCTGATATTCAAACGGAACTGTTTGTAAATGAGTCAGGAGATCTAGAACGTGCTACTACGAGAAAAGACTATGACACAGAACAGTCTGTGCTCGCAATTCTCAAAACCACCTATCAGGACATTGATCTACTAGTAATGAATAACACTCTGCAACTGGTCAAAAATGGTGCAGTAGGAGGAATATCATGGTGGCAATTCCTAGAAGCATTCCCGTTCAAGTTCGAAGAAGGTATATCAACGATACGGTTACAGCGTTCGGATCTACCAACAGAAATAGTTGGCACTTTTGCTATTTCTACGGATACTTCGCAGGCAGTTGTTAACTGGGACGAGGATTCAATTCCTACTGACACTGTAATCACCAGTAGTTTAGGTCCAAGATCTAAGATAGATTATATTATAGATCCTCAAAAATCAAATCCCGAAAATCTAGATCTAAGTGCCAATCCGAGAATATTAATACTAGAATCTATTGGCAACTCTCAAAACACAGACGGAGCAGACGCTTGGAAGAACCAAGACGGGTCGGACCTTACTGCAACTGCTAATGATATCATAGAATGGACAGGCACAGAATGGCAGGTTGTGTTTGATTCTACTGACTCGGATTCCACAGTAACACCAGTTTACACTACAAATCTTAACACCGGTGTTCAATACAAGTTTGAAAATTCTGAATGGCGCATGTCATTCGAAGGCGAATATCCTAACGGAGCCTGGCGCATAGAATTTTAAAGTAGACTTAGTCTTTTTACTACTATATCGCCGACCATAGATGCGTGCGCAGTGCATTGATATAAAAAATTGCCGCTGATGCTTTCATTTATACGCCAATAAAGCGTTCCGGTTTGTTGATCATTAGCAGATGCTCCAGTTAAAACCTGGCCGCTAGGAGAAACCCATGTCAAGCCAGTTGTTAATGGATTCCCTGATGCATCTTGAATTTCGGTAGGATGGCCCGCCAAATTGTTTAGATCAAAAGCAAGAGTGGTCCCTGATAAAGCATAGATTGTGGGATTTTCTCCTGTATAATGATCTTCCCAACTGTATGATACAAATCCATTAGCAATACCTCGCAGTGTGCAAATAGCAGTTTCAAATACTTGGTCTATTGTTCTTTGATTAGCATTTTGTGCGTCAGTTAATTGACTGAAATCTGTCACACCTCCGCCGCCGCCGGTGTAATTTATTGTGAGTGTGTCTCCGCTTACAGAAGTGGAAATATCAGTACCGCCAGATACAGTTAGTGTGTCTGAACTTGTGTCAGCAGTGGTGCTTCCAAAATCTCCACTAACTGTCTCAAACACATTTTGATTACTGCCTGTTCCTGTAAAATCAATTGTGAGGACATCTCCGCTGACAGAAGTTGTTATATCAGTTCCGCCAGATACAGTTAGTGTGTCTGTGACTGTATCTGCTGTTGTGGATCCAGAATCTGCTGATATTGTTTCAAATAGATTTTGATCATTTCCGCTTACGGATTGCCAACTCAATTGACCTTGGCCGTCGGTAGATAAAACTTCGCCGCTCGCGCCGTCTGCCTGAGGCCAGGATTGATTGTCTAAGATAATACTACCTGTGCCTGCAGAAAAAGATATATCATCTTCTGCAACAAGCGCAATAGAACTAGCACTATCCAAAGTAAGTGTTCCTACACCAGTTGATGACAGCGTAGTAAAAGATACTGCACCAGAGAAATTAACATCCGGTGTTACTGTAATTTGCGCACTACCAACAGTATCTAGTATAGTCCCTGTAAATTCAAAATCGCCCAGTTGAGGAGGAGTATAACGAAAAACACCAGTAGAATCATTGTATGTTAAACTGGTAACACCTGGTGGATCAACTGTGACACTGAAATCTGATAGAGATGCTGCACCTATTCCTGCAGCAGTAGGGGGCGTGTATCGAAATAATCCTGTAGTATTGTCGTAACTAATTGCTCCATTGCCGCTAGCTGCTGCTTCATTGTTTACCCCTAACTCGTCTAAGGTCAACACGTCCGGTGTATTTGTAAAATTATTATAGTTGAGATAGTAGGATCCGTCCTGGCCGTCAAGTGTGTCGGCATCAAGACCGGTGCCGCCTTCTGCTATATCTGTGCCAGGAGACCATTTTGCACCGTCCCATTTTAAAACTTCTCCTGTGCTAGGTGGGTTACTCTGAGTATCTACATCCGAAAGAAAGTTGATAGAAAAACTATTAAGGTTGATAGTAACCGCATCTGAATCTGTTACTACCTCTGTTGAAATATTATCGCCGCCCGAGAAAGACAGGGTTGATAACTCGCTAGGATCAAAAGATCCGTTGTCTGTTTCTATTAGGTCAAACGAACTGCCAGACTCGGTTGCAACATCAATAAAACTGAAAGAGCCTGCACCGTTAGTAGAAAGAACTTGTCCTGAAGCGCCGTCTACAATACCAAAATCTAATATGCTATTAGGAGTATTATCTAAATCAACATAAGAGTTCGAATACGCTACTGGCCCGAGAGGCGAAACATAGCCTGCTGCTTCTACATTGTTAAAGCTTGTATCAGTCAGTAATTTGCGCCAAGCACCGTCATGAGCATAGTACAAGGCTCCGGTAGAATGCACATGCATAGTCATGCCGTGGTATACGGACGGGTCATAGTTTGACAACTGTGATTCCTGATCAATAGCATTAGCATACTTTAATATATTGTTTCCAAAATCGTATGTTCCGCTTACATGAAGCAGAGTATTCGAATCGTCTGGTGTGTAAGGAATCTGTGTGCCAGACTCGCTAATCTCTGATAAATTGGCAACTGGTTTCCATCCGTCTACTTCTGCAAAATATAATCTGTTTTCAGCAGCAACATACGCAATCATACCTGCGTAAATACTAGGATCTACTTCAGTTTCTAATTCTGTTAGAGTAGTCCATGCAAACCGTATGCGGTTTTTTTCGCCCTTTAAATTTAGTGCAGCGTTGTCTTCTATATTTGCAAAGTCTGCTCTTGCAAGTTCAGCGCCTCCCTGATTATCACCGTCGTAAACTCGCAAACTGCCAGTTGTTTTATTGGTATAAATTTGTCCGCTAGAGCCTGTAATTCTACCAAGGAAGTCGCCCGCTCTGGGAATAAGTCTTATTCTATCAAATAATTCTGACATTTTCTGGCCTCATATAACATATTTATATAGAATCACAATTGCAATTATTTTGGCACATGATAAAGTATATAAACATATGATATCAACTATTTGTTCAGGAGCATTATTTTATGCCTTAGATACAAAAAGATTTCTTTTTGTACACCGTGCTCAAAGTAAACGATCTAATGTATGGGGGTTAGTTGGAGGAACACTGGAAGGAGAAGAAACAGAATGGGAGGGCTGTGAGCGCGAAATTCAGGAAGAAATAGGAGTTGTTTCAATTTCAAAAACCATGCCACTTGAGAAGTTTAAATCTCGCGATTCTTTATTTGTATATCATACCTATCTATGTGTTGTACAAGAAGAATTTCAACCTTGTTTAAATTGCGAGCACAATGGATATGCATGGGTAACTTATAACTGTTGGCCAAATCCTTTACATTACGGCGTCAAAAACACTTTAAACAAAAAAGTCAATCAGGTCAAAATTTCTACCATTGTTGATGTGCTTGACCAAATAGATCAGTTACCATAATTTTAAATTTTTTGTAACTTCCTGTATATTTTCATTTCGTAAAACTATTTTTGTTATATCGTCAACATGTATATAAAAGGGAGTCTTATCCGGTACACTGATAAAAGGAACATGATGTTTAACTTGATAGGTATTGTTTCGCCATTCGTCAATTGCTTCTGGCAAATCAAAAGCATCAACATCTATGTTTTTCAGCGTAGCAACAACAAACTTTTCAAGACCGTCCTCCTCTTCTATATAAAATATCATAATTTCATTGTGTTTCAGCAGTTCCTGGATAAATTTTCGTTTCTTTTGTCGATCTCGCTGAAATTTATAGAGAGCAGTATCGTCTGTTATCTCTCTCGGTACCACAGTATAAACTGCTAAATCATCAGTAAATATTTCGCTAAACATTTTTATTTCCCAAAGTGACGATAGTATATATCCTTGACAATATTTCTTTTAATCTTAAACGATGCTGTGTTAAAATATCGCCTTTTTGCAATCCATAACTTGTCTAAATTGTTCATTTCTCTGCAAGTCATATCTATATTTTTTTCACTCAAAGGAACTATTTGAAACAAAGGAGTTCCCGCTTTTATCAAATAATCTCCTTTGGTTACGTTGTAATACAATTGTGCATTTATTTCATTAGATATCCCAGGGTCTTGAATGCCGATCGAACTTTCAAACTCAAAACTGTCAGGATAAGATATTGGCAGTATCAATAATTTGATACCTCTAGGTGCAACAACGTTCCACGGAGTATTGATTTTAATCAAGGTGTTCATACTCCAGGGTTTCATAGGCATCAATGATCCTACGCCGTTAGTTTGATTTTCTATTATATCGGTTTCGTTGTCTAGTTCGTTTAAATCAGATGTTGGAACAGTCCACGAAAAGGAGTCTGGATCACCGTTAGTAGAAATTATCACATCGTGCCACATTGGCACAATGTATCCCTGAGTCATTAGATTGAATATGCCCGGACATTGATAAATGTGATTGTTTCTGCCAATTGTGCTTTTTTTTGTGTTTACGTAGTTTTTTTTAGCCGATTTGGCCCATCTAGGCAGTGCATCACGAGCATGCACAATAGGAAACATATCGGCTACACCTGGTATTTTTGAATAAAACTCTATTCTCTTCATATTATAATATCGTATGCTATGTTAATTCTTTCACGATTTGAAAGGTTTGTTTCAACCTCGTGAGGTAGCCATGATGGCCACATAGTTAGATCTCTGTCAGAAGGCGTGTAGAAAAAGTCTCTTGTAAAAGGTGACCAGTTATTGCATTCTCCTAAAATATTCGCAGGATTTATAAATCTTAGATTTCCTGTGTCTGTTCCTTGTAGGTAATATACACCAGAAAATATTGCACTTTTATGCGAATGGATGACATTTCGTGACAAGGGTTGATTTACATTTGTCCAATAAAAAATTTTTAAATCTTTTATATTAAGATTTTTTACGGCTTCAGCAAAAACTTGATCTTTATTGCTGTAGTACTTGATTGCATTAGAGACTGTGTTTGTTATCTCCTTAATAAGCCAATCAATATCTTTGTATTTTTTACTGGATCTCCAACATCCATCATTTGTATTGTTGTTAGACGGTTCGTTTCTGTTGTTTTCAATTTGTCCTAAAAGAGAACGAAGTTGTTCGTCATTTCCTACATTAGGAACTGTTTCAAGCACTGAATCAAAAAGAGTTATCATTTGCTGTACCATTTGGTTAGATAGTCATAATGATTATCAAACATTTCTTCTGCCAGTTTCACTCTTTGATTGTGAGTTTCAAGAAAATATTCTGCATATTTTTTCTGTTTGTCCGTAAGATTTGATTGGGTATTTGAATAGGCGCCGCCGGCATGCAACACACTGAACCACTGGACTACGTTAAACATTGAGTAAGATGTTAAATTAAAGAATCTTTTTGGTTCTGGAATAAACATATCTAAAATTTCTCTCGATAATCTAGGTAAATTCTCTAGTTTTTGTTTGTGAACCTGTTTCCAGTATTCTGTGTCATTTTTTGAAGAATAAAAATAATGCGCCCACACAAAAGCCAAAATTTCATAGGTCATAAATTCAAAATAATGATTTATATTTGCTCTTTGATGATCACCCCAAACATTTCCACTTTGATTTAGCACAGCCGCTATTTGCGACACTGCTGCAGTTGTAAATGTTATTCCAGTTGCTTCTAGAGGCTCAACAAATCCGGCAGCGAGCCCAACTGCACAAACATTTTTTACTGCAATTTCTTTATGACTTCCGCACTTCATTTTTAAATGTTTTGCTGGAGATACATACTCAGATATTGCAGTGCGTAATTCCTTCTCAGCATCTTCCTCAGAAATAAAGTCGCTTGAATATATGTATCCATTGCCTATGTCTTTGAAAGTCGGTATTGTAAATCGCCATCCTGCATCCATTGCAGTTGCTTTTGTGTAAGGATGACACTGAGATTGCGGATCTGTGTACTGTGACCGTATCATAACAGCACTATCATTTAGCAGGTAATCAGAAAAAGAATTAAAAGGTACTTTGAGTTCTTGTTCTAATAATCTACTGGAAAATCCTGAACAGTCAATAAAAAGATCAGATGTAAATTGAGATCCTGCTGAATCGATTAAAGCCTGAATACCATGGTCTGATGATTCAACTTCGATGATATCTGTGTCTATGTATGTTATATCTTTTTCAATTAATTTTTTTATTGTAGCAATAATGGCATATGCACTGAAATGAACAGCGCCAAAATCGTGCGGACTCATTCCAAGATTCACGTCAAGGTAGTCGTCGTATTTCTGACAGATGTTCTTTTTTGCTAATCTATAAGCAGGATGCCATTCTGCAAACTCAGAATATGATCTGTCTATGAAATAATCGCTGGTAAAGAAATCATCAGCGATTATTGCATTTGTAAAATTGTCATTGTCTACAAAATAGGAATCATTATTCCATCCTACCAATTCTACTCCGTATTTAAAACTTGCATTGCTGTCTTTCATCCACAGATGCGGAGGTATACCGCATTGACTCAGAAACTTTGCAGTCAATGGCTGTGTTCCTTCGCCGACACCGATAGGCCCTTGTTTAGAATTTTCTATCAATACTATCTCTGTAGGAACAGCAAGATTGTTCAGCAGGAATGCAGCAGTCAGCCAACCGCTTGTGCCTCCTCCAAATATTGTAATTTTTTTGATTTTATTAAGATACATTTATTTTCTCGCTACAACTATGTATAAACCATTCCACCAGTCGTTTTTGCTTTCCTCGCTATTTAGAAGCATTTTTTCATAGATAGCAATACCATTACATGAATTAATGCCTTCTCTAGCACCGTCCACTACTCCTTTCCAATTTGCATCATCAAACACCAATATACATTCTTCTGTAAGCGCAGGCCAGTAATGTTCTACAGATTGTTTCACACTTTGTTGATCATGAGGACCGTCATAGAAGAATAATTTCATGCTGTGCAACATCGGAGTGACATCCACTTGAAACAGGTCTGAGTTCAAAACATTTACAATCGACCTACCTCTGTATTCTTCTACATTTTTCATGAATGTGTTTATATCGTTTTCTGCTTTTACGCTTCCGTTTTTTGATTGAATCTGTTCTTCCCAGTTATCTATAGCAACCGCAGTTATTGGATTATCCAGCATTGTAGCACACAGTGTTGCTCCTTGATACGAACCTACTTCTAGGTAGGTGTCTACTCCTTGTGCAAGTAAATTTAGTAGTGTTTGTACTCTAGGTGAGGTCAGTCCTATAACTGGAATATTAACGGTCGGAATGCCTGATTTTGCTATGCTATCTGCAGTGTGTTTAACAAGATCACTGTGATCCATAGCAGTTTTGGCTTGATATATCTTGTCACAATATTGGCATTCCCAGCAGTCAAACTTGCAATTTTTTATTTTATCGCGCCATATATTGATAGGTTTGTTCAAGAGATTTGTTTCTTCTAGATAGTTGCTAAACGTATCATGAAGGAACACTTCGTTGTTATCCCATCTTTTAACAATATCCATTGTTTCGTACATTCGACTAATTGCTTCGCGGCCGTGCATTTTGAAGACATCTATACCAAGGTCTCTTACAAGCTCTTCCCAATCAGCTTTCCACGGTGGTAAATTTGCTTTTTTTAGATGGACAGACGGATCCTCAACATTCCACTTAGGACAACTGACTCGGCTTATTGGATCATTAAAGTACTGAGGAGATGCTCCTTCCCGATTATTATTAAATTCAAAATGTTCAACCATCATCGGACAATTTCCGATGCAGCCTTCGTTTGCTAGCAAACTGAATTTGATTTCTCGTCCTAGGTTTTCTTTAATCCATTCCTTTGCTTGTTTCAAGCGCAATAGTGTGTCTCTATCCCGCATAAGATCTCGGTCCAAATTAATATAGTCAAATCCGTATTTTGCAAGATTTACAATTTCGGTTGCAGTTCGAACATCTCGCAGTATCGTGTTCTTAACTTCTAGCTCAGGAAATGCTGCTTCGATTTGTCCAGTTGCCATCCAGTGTGTATGCGGAATAGTTGCTTTGCGTACTCCCGCATCGTACAGACGTTTAAAATTGTAAATAAAAATATCAAGATTTTTCTGTGTAGGAGGCACTTGAATGTTATTAAAGGTAGCACTTACAGGCACACCGGTAAATTCTTGTATTTTCAGCGCTATATCAATTGCATATCCGTAATCTTCCTGAAGCACAAACACATCGCCCATTGCATCTTGTCCAAACGGAGCAATTCTGCTGGTAAAATATATATCGTATATTAAATGTTTATAATTGACAGCAAATTCTATGAATTCTTCATATTGCTGAGGAGAGAGTTTTGGATTGAGTGGAATACTAAATAAATTCTTCATTACTCGTTAAGTTTAACAGCGAATATACAGAAAGTCAATCAAATTTCTCTAGGCCAGTTTACTTCGAATGCAGGCCTTTGGGGAGTTTTATCCATTGTTGCTGAACCCACGCCGTAATAGTGGTGCATAACATATTCGCATCTTTCAATAGAGTCTGCAAGATCTACTTCTACTAATAATTTTTCTAGTATTGGATTTTGCAATCTTGCTTTAGCATACAATCTCATGCTAGCTTTCATTAACTCTGTAACATTGGATTTATCAGTGTCAGTTAACTCATATATGTATTTTTTATACTCTGTGTCGGCAGATACCTGAGTAATTTCATCAATGTTAGTAACAGGTTCTGAAATACTAATGACTCCTTTATAGGACTTTGTGATTTTATAAGATTTAGCAACTGATTCTGAGATTTCTTCATATAACAGCCAGTCGAGGTATACTGATTCGTCTGGAATGTACCGAACTGTGAAATGCCAATAATCACCTATTAACGTAGTTCTAGAATCTATTCTTGGATCATGATCCGACAGTGTTTCATGTATTATATACATTTAGCATATTGTCCTCTTCTGTATCGATAGAAACGTTGTTAGTGTGTTTGCCATCTGCTGAATGTGCGAGAGCCGCATTTTGATTCTGTTTTTCTAGTTCCAATTGCTCGTTGACTTCTGACTGTATTTGATCTTGCGACTGCTGCAATTGAGTGCCATATTTTAGTGCTAAGGTCAAAGTTTCGGTCTGTTGTTCTGAACTCATGCTGAGAATTGCGTCCATGTTACCTGTGTTTATTCTGCCGTAAAACAACATGTCTGTTGCTGCTTGCTTGGCCAACCTATTAGTCCAATATTCTGCTTCGTATTGGTCCTCTTCCTCAGTGTCCATTATATCCATATAAGTTCTGCCAGTACCGTCAGGTACAATTGCTTCTTCTGATTCTAGGAATTCATTCACTAAATCAATCAACTGCTGTCTTTCAAGATACCAATTTGACAATCTTCTTTTAGTGGCAATTTGTTTTCTTTCTAGGTTCCAAGCTTCAAGTTCAGCAGATCTACGTTCAAATTCATCTGTGGTATTTTCAGCAATGTGATTGGTTTTATCTATTTCAATCTGCCATTTTGCAATATCGTATTCTAACCCTTCGATTGCTTCCTCCCTGCCTTTTATTTCAAGCAGCCACTGTCTTAGTTTGCTGAATGGCGTAATCTGCGTCTCGCCTACAAACCAACGCATTTTGTACTTGGGATTACACCATTCTTTATTCAAACTGTAGTTCAAAATTTCTTGATCTTTTTCGGCAAGCATTGATACATCTGTGTTAAGTTCACTGATATATTTTTCTGCGAAATGATATTGTTGTAGTCTATCCATATTTCACCATCCTTAAATTTTGCACTAGATCGGTGTGCTATTGTAATTATCAATCACGCCAACTGCACACGCCCGAACTGGAACCGGGTTTGCCTTTGGGCTCCATAGACGAAGCACCTCTGAAGCCAGAATCAGTAGCATAAATCCATTTCCAGGAAATGTTGTTTTGATTGCCGTTGAACATGCCTAACATGTATTGGTGGTCCTGTCCCATTGTGAGGTTCTCTTCTCCAGAGTTGGTAACTGGCTTGGGCACAGTTCCTGAAGTGGTGTTTGTGGTCCAATTGGTTACTCGAAAGCTGTTGCCTCCGTTAAAAGTGCCTTCGTTACCGCACCAAGCAAATCCGTCTTTTGAGTTGATTGCTTTTTGTTGATGACTGTTAGAAGGAGCAGTACCTCCTCTTGAAGACAGAGTTTCTGTTGCAAAGGTGAAACTTTCAGCAGTATTGTCCGTATAAAATAATCCGTATGTCTCTGTGCTCATTCCCCAGGTATCGCCGCTGCGATAGTTTTGTCCTATTGTTCCTAGTGCAGTTTTAGTTGTTAAATTGTATTTTTCTATGGCGCTTGATGAATCTCCTGCCATCCATGTAACTTTGTCTTCTTGGAACACGCCTCCGAATCTCCATCGCGAAAAAGAAAGTGTTCGATCAATGTCTGTGGTCTGTTGTTCAGTTCTCATGTTAAACGCAATTGTGTAATTAGACGTTACAGAATGCCCGCCACCGGCGCCAAAAACATAAGCGTCGTCTTTGGAACAGGCACCCCATTGATAATTGAACGATCTTTCAATTGCCCCGTCGCCTAGATTATAAGCAGTATCTGTAGCAGTAAGGATTTTATTACAGTTATTCCAAGCAACAGAACTTTCATATCCGCCTTGCATAAAAGCAGTGGTAATAATCTGTCTGGTCTTAAAAGGAATAGTTAACTTGCTCCAACCTCGAGACTGTCTGTTGGTGTAAAACTCTACATCGCCGTCGTCGGTGTTGTATCTAATTCTGCCTTCGTCGTTTCCGGGGCGCTGCGCCGTAGTGCCCTTGGGTAATTTCAAAAAGCCCGTGTCATTGATTGTGGTATTTTTCAGTGTTGCCATTTTGGTTTCCTAGTCGATCCAACTGCACACGCCCGAACTGGAACCGGGTTTGCCTTTGGGCTCCATGGACGAGGCTCCTTGAAAACCGCTTTCTGTTGCATAATTCCATCTCCAGGAAATGTTGTTTTGAGCGCCGTTGTACATGCCCAACATGTACTGATGGTCCTGTCCCATTGTGAGGTTCTCTTCTCCAGAGTTGGTAACTGGCTTGGGCACAGTTCCTGAAGTGGTGTTTGTGGTCCAATTACTTCTACGAAAGCTGTTGCCTCCGTTATAACTGCCTTCGTTACCGCACCAGGCAAGATTCCATTTTGAGTTTATGGACTTTTGTTGATGGTGATTTGACGGTGCAGTACCTCCTCTTCCGGACACAGTTTCTGTAGCAAAGGTGAAATTGCTTGCAGTTTCTGTTGAATAAAATACTGCATAGTCTTCGTGACTCATTCCCCATATTGCTCCGGTTCTATACGTGTCAGAGATTGTGCTTTGTACTGTTTTTGTAACAAGATTGTATTTGTCTATCGCAGACGAACCGTCTCCAGAAAACCATGTTTGAAAATGTTCCTGAAATACTCCACCAAATCTCCATCTAGCACGAGGCAGAGTTCTTTCAATGTCCGTTGTGTTCTGTTCGGTGCGCATGTTAAATGCAATTGTTCTGTTGGAATCAGTGCTATGACCGGCTGCTCCAAAAACATAAGCGTCGTCTTTGGAACAGGCACCCCAGTTATAATTGTGGGTTCTATCAATTGCCCCGTCGCCTAAATTCACAGTGGTATCGGTTGCAGTGAATGTTTTGTTACAATTATTCCAAGCAACCGAACTTTCATACCCGCCTTGCATAAAAGCAGTGGTAATAATTGTTCTAAATGGAAAGGCTACAGTATTTATTTCCCAGTCAGAACCGCTCCAGTACTCAAGTTTGCCTGTGCTGCTGTTGACTCGCATTGCACCTAGATTATCTGCATTTTCTGGCGGACGCTGCGGCCCTGTGCCAACAGGCAGCCTTAAAAAGCCGCTGTCGTTAACTGTGGTATTTTTAAGTGTTGCCATTAAAATCCGCCTCGTGCTCTTATTGAACTGGTTAATTGGACTATGTCTTCCTGTCCTAACTCTCTGTCCCAAACAGCAATCAGTTGCCATTTCCAGTCACTGTTTTCAGGTCCAATATTAATAGTTAAGTTAGTAGGGCCTTGTGATCCTCCTGAAAGAGTAATAGTTCTATATCCGCCATTTTTAAAGTATTGCCATTGATCAGTTTGACCGTTTCCTGTGCCTACATGTACTCCCCATTGATCCAACGTGGAGCCTGTGCCGCTTGTAGTTTCTTGCGTGACCCATCCTTCTGGATAGTATCTAACAGTTCCGCTACTCCAATGGCCTAACAGCCAATTGTTTCCAGTAGAAGTTGTGATTCGTTCTCTATTTCCTCCGTTGTATCCTGCAACAGTCATTACTGTGTATTCTCTGCCAGTAACAGAATCTACGTTAATCCCTATATCTATTCCTTCACTAGTGTTTCCTGCTAGATACAGTGCGCCTGTTTCTGTGCTTTCCACAGTGGGTGTACCTATAATAGTTCCGTTGTAGCTGGTACCGCCACTGATATCAAAAATTGTGCTATCTCCAGGGGTGAAACTGTTGGGATTATTTACATCTAACAGGCATATCAACCCCTGCATAGGCACTGAACCTTTGTTGGTTTCGGCATTAACCCAAAATCCCTTGAAGAAAAATTCTGCATACCCCAAGTCGGTGTTGTACCTAAAATCGCCGTCTTGGGGATTACTAGGTCTGTCTGCACTTGTACCTACAGGCAGATACACAGACCCAGTGTCGTCAATCGTTGTGTTTTTTAAAACAGCCATTAACTTTTATTATCCTTCAAAACAGCAAGTTCTCTGGTTAATTCTTTTACTGCTTCTATAAGATAGGCAGTTAGTTTGGTGTAATAAATGCCGTCATTAGTTACTAGATTTGGCAGCACTTTTTCAACATCTTCTTTGATAAGGCCTGCTTCGTTTATGCTGCTGCCGTCTTTGCGGTCATAGGTTACGCCTGACAGTTTTGTAACAGCATCAAGAGCATCTACTATGGGAGACACGTTTTCTTTTAGAGCAATGCTGGAAGTTTCTGTAATACTAGTAGCAGTAAGGTTGGTAAATGTTCCGTTTGCCGCGCTGTTTGCACCTACAGTAGTTCCGTCGATGGCGCCGCCATTTATGTCTACATTATTAGAATTTAGATCGCCAGACACTAGTGACACACTCAAGGTGCCAGTTGAAGGAGTAAACTCTAATTTGTTGTTGCTTACTGAAACACCTGTGATATTTCCAGTAGTGCTGGTACTCATCAAGGGATAATATGTAGTAGCATCTGCGCTTTGATTCTGTACTGATATAGCCGCGCCTGCATAACTGAGATTGCCCGAGCCATCGGATCTTAAAAATTGGCCTGCAGCACCTGTGTCAGACGGTAATGTGAAATTAACAACGCCACTCAAAGAAGGAGCATTTATTTCCACATAATTTGACCCTGCGTCGTAGATCCTTAAAGGATTGGCGCCTGTGAGATCTAGCCCTGTGCTTACTTCTACAGTAGAACCCAATAAAGTAAGGTCGTCTGAGGTTGACAGAGTTCTAATTGTATTGTTCTCTGTTACCAGTGTGCCTAGTACCGTACTGCCAACTTGTCCTGTGCTTATTCTTCGCATGTTATATTCCTGTTATGATGTAGGTGTTTCTATACCGTATACCACAGCACTTACATCGGCTGTGTCTGTTCTTACCACAACATTCTTGCCTGCGTCGACTACTAGTCCACCGCGTTCAAGCACACCATTACCTACTAGTGTGGTATCATATTCTATGTAATCTGCGTCAACAGGTGTAGCACTATCCGAAACTGCTATTCTAATTGCAACATCTGATGCAGTCCTGTTTACAACATTTACAGTAACAACTGCAAATGTATCTGCAGGTACTACGTACACTGCGGTGTCTGCAGTGCTGGTTAAATTTTCTCTTCCTAATACGCCTGTGGCCATTTTTTTCTCCGTTTATCTTAAAAAGTAATGATATGCAAGCGGAATCCCAAGCACTGAGCCTTCAAACACTACATTTGCTCGTATATTTATCGGAGCGCCGCTTACTGTAGTAATTTGATCGCCGCCGATAAAAATGTCACCTGCTGTAACACTATTTACGTTTAGACTAGCGCCGCCGCCGCCAATCTGTGATTCTATAAATGACTTAACTGCTCGCTGCGTTGGTACAACGTTATCAGAGTTGGCAGTAAAGAATGGATCAGTAGAAAATTCTGTTATAGAAGCAGAATTACCGCCCAGTGTTACCTCACCCAATGAAAGTTCTTGCAACCCAGCAAGATTAAATGCATCAGCATTGATGGCAGCAACGCCAGTGGCCTGTTCAATAGAGAACAAATCACCTACTCGGAAGTTACCGTCTTGGTCGGTTGAAGTGAAGAACACCCTGCCACCGTTTCTATCTCTAGTTTCGTTGTTTTGATCTGGCTGATATTCAGGTTCGTTAGGATAGTTTGTTTCTTCAAAGTTGCCTGTGCCAATATCAAGAAAATCGTGACCTGTGAGACGCACCTGAGAATATCTAATTCTAAGTTCAACTGCTTCCTCGTCCTGAGGCGCATCCCCTAACGGAATGTCTGGTGACACCTGAAGAAATGCCGTGTAGGAACCGTCGTTGTCTCCAAGGAATGTAAGAGTATTCACTAACTTGAAGAATTGTCCAGGCAGGCCAGCAAATTCAACGTTAGATCCGTTCACTGGTCTTTCGCTGAGACGTTTAACAGCAATCAAATCACCGTCTTGAAGAAAATCAGCCGATCCATTGCTTTCACTTGCAACAATTTCTGCAGTTGCTTCTGAAAAACCTTCACCTCTTGACACGAATGTAGGATTAGCTAATGCACCTACTCCTGTTCTTACAAGTAATTGAACTTCTTCGGTGTTATTAGGATCAGTTATTGTAACTGAAGGAGCAGTATCGTAACCAGACCCTGGCTCTGCCAATCTAATTTCAAATATCTGTTCGTTAGACACACTTGCTCTACCGCGTGCTCTAGCGCCTGCTTTGAAGTCAATACCTGCAGTAGTAACGCCGTCTGATATAGCAATAAAGCGGCCGGTTCTATCAGGATTACCAAACTGAATTGTGTTGTAATCTGTAGACAGTCCTGTAGCAGAACTCCAGTTTATTCCGTCTTCTGAATATTGAATCGCAGTTGTTGCTGTGGTTACAGCAAACACGCCGTGACCATAAGATATTTTTCTGCCTGAAGATTCCTGTGTATTTGCAACATCATTCCAATTTTTGCCATCCAAAGAATAGCTTACAGTTCCGTCGTCTGCAAGTGCAACAAATCTACCATTGCCCCAAACAAGATCCTGCCAGTTTTTGGTTGGTAAATTAGAGCCAACAGCCCATGTTACTCCATCTTCAGAGTTAACTGTTCTACTAGTTCCAGAAGCTAAAGCAACAAATATGCCTTTGCCATATGCAAGCACATCATAGCCTGTGTCCGGAAGTGCGCTGCTTGTCACAGTCCAGTTTACACCGCCATCTACAGTAAAAGCAACATCCTGCGAATTATCAGATATTACAACAAATCTGTTATTATCTACGCCTACATTACCAAAAGATATGTTTTTAGATCCTGTAGTCGGAAGGCCTGTTAAACTAGAATTCCATGTTGCCGCACCATCTGTTGAGTAGTTTGCTGTACCGTCGACTGACACTGCAATTACACTATCTGGCTTGAATACCGATGAACCATCATCTAACAGTCCAGATGCTACGTCTGACCAGGTTTCTGAAGTTGCAAGAGTAGTAGGTGACCATGACGAGCCGTCTACTGACGTGTACGCCGTCTGTCCTGATGCAGGTAGACCAAAGAAAAATCCTTTTTCGCCGTAACCTTCGAATTCGAACTCTAGTATTGTTCCTTGAGAATCTAAACTAAGCACAGTTATTGTAATATCGTTGAGAGGAGATGCTCCTCCAAGATCTGTTCCTGCTATTGTGAGTTCTTCTAAACGAATATATCCTTCTCCTGCTGCATTTATAGCAACATAATATTTGGAGCCTACTCTAGTGACATCAAAGGCGGCACCAGTGCCTGTGCCGCCTGTGGCAGAAACTGCTGTGTAAATTTCTACTGTTTCTACATAGTCTAGCGCGGCGTATTCTGCTGACGAAACTGTGATTGCACTAGAAGTCTGCGGAGGAGCAGAAAATTCTATTCTAGGTTCTATCTGATACGTTGTAGTAGAATTGGGTGCAATAATTTCTTTTCCTGGAACAACATGTTCCCAACCAGCAGTGCCGTCTTCTTTTACAACTGTTGCTTCTTTCGAGCCTGAATTATAAGTATCTATAATTCCGTACTGTCCTCTTCCGGCGCCGCCTACGAGATAGATTTTCATTCCAGGATATGCACTTGATATATTTCCGTCTGTGGCTGCTAGAAATATTCCTGTAAGACTTCCCTGCTGTGCTGTATTGGATACTACCAAGTATCCAGCGCCGCCTGCATCGTCTTCTGGATCAACCGGAGCATCTATTTTTACTCTATAAACTGCATTATCTCTGAATTCGTCTGCAACAACTTCTTCATTTGCGCCCGGTCCAAACACCGCAAATTCTGCTTCTGTGTATTCGTTACCTGCGTGATTGAATTCGAAGGACAATATCTCATCTGCTACAAAAACACTTCCAACAGTTGCATTGAATTGTGTTCTATTATCCACAACAGCAGTTACAGGTGTTTCTTCTGGGTCAACACCTTCTGCGACAGAACCGAATGTTCCATAAGAGTTGTTGCCGTTTGTGCCACGTATTCTGCCGCCCCTTTCTGCTAGATAGCCAATGTGTGCATAATACGAGAACACTGATACCAATTCTGCTCTGCCGTTGTTTGTGATCCATGCTCCAATGCCGTCTGATATCACCTGTGTAAAGTCGTTGGATACAATTGAATCATTGCCGCCGTCATGCAGTTCGCCGTCGATCTTTTGACCTATACAGGCAAAACCGAATGTGGTAAGATTTTGTACATATGGCGAACGTGCTGTGATCCATACTCTTTCATCGGCGGGTCCCCAGCCCGGATCCAGTGACGCATACGCGCCTGCAGTTGGTCTGCGTGTGCCAAATTCATTCTCAGGTGATAAATCACCTTGCAAGCCTGCAACTGTCTGCAGTCTAACTCCTGTACCATTTCTAAGATAGTACATATCTTCTTCTTTGGATCCAATAATAGAATTTGCATACCATCTTGCTGCTTGTTTAGTACGATAAATTGCAGGAACGTATATCTCAAAGTCGCTGATTCCGGCAACACCTGTGTACTGCCTATTCCACTGTTGCGGCCATGTTAGATCCCAAAGCATGGCATAAATGATTTCTTGTATATCTTTTACATCTAAATCTGTAGTATAATTATAAGCCTCTTCTACTACAAATTCTGCTGCCCATGCTGTTTCAAGAGTCAGCAGCGGACCAAAGGATGTTTCGCTGATTTGAAACTCGGTATCCGAAATGATATCATAAACGTAGTAAATGTTTTCTTCCGCTAGTCCTGATGTGTTGTCAGAAAATTGAATAGGTTGATTGTAGTATAACCATGCTGTTGAATCTATAGTTAGCGTATTGGTTGAAAGATTGATACCTGTAACCGTGGCACTAAAATACTCATCTACGTAAGATTGAGATTCCTCGTCAATAAACGCTTCATTTATTTTTATCTGATGCTGACCGTTATAGACTTCGATGTCTTCTACCTGGTCTACATTGCCTTCTGTGGTGCCTATGAGTATAATATCTGATACAAATTCAAAGGTATTGTCTACGCCTGTTCTGCCAAAGTCGTATTGCGAACCAGTAGGAACTTCTTGCCTAGTTCTTTGCCTTGTGAATTCTAGATTAGCGATAGATGCTGTTTTTTGCTGTTCTAGAACTTTCTCGCCAGAGGAACGTCTGTAAGCATATGCAGCAACCATAGTAGCAAAGTTCGATCCTAATGCAAGGTCGTATTTTGCTGCATCAATTATTAACCCTGTATCTCTTTCACATTTTGCAGTGTCGTACTCGAGGTTAGGAAAATTTGTGTTTATAAATGTAATTGCGTCATCTTCTATCTGTGCTTTTGCCGATTCAAGCGCATTTACAATAGTAGTGGCATCTGCGTCTGATACTGTAGGATAGGTTATTGCAACAGTACCTGCACCATTATCTATAATATTTTTTATATCAGTAAACAGACTATCTATTTTGTTGACTGTGTTAGTATCACCGCTAGCGGGCCCAAATATCTGTGCAGTGCCTGTCTGCAAAGGCACAACTTCGACTCCGGTTGCAACACTTTTTGTAATCTCGTTCAGTCTGTCAATCATTGATAGCACAAGACTCTTGTCTTCAGACCCCAGTGTAAGCACATCATCTTGATGGTAGGCTTCTCCTACCTGAACGCTCTGCCAGTTGCCACCGTAGGTGACATCATAAGAAACTGCTTCTAAAGCGTAACTAACATCTCTTTTCAACTGAGTTCTTGAATAATATGCTCTTTCGCCAGCAGCATTTTCATTCACAAACGCAACTGCTTCTGCTTCTAGGAAATGTCTATTCCTCAGTACAAGATCCCTACCTCTGCCGTCTGCAGGATCTGTCATATTATAATAGGGTTTGAAAATTGCCTCCTGCTTCGTACCTATTTTAAAGTCCGCTTCTCTTCTAATCAGACGAGCCAGTCGTTCCGCTTCTGGTGCTACCCACTGGGTTTCTGCAACAGGCCAGTCGTTGTATTGTGATAAACTGTTAGAAGTGGAAGGTGTTACAAGCACGCCTTCTGTGATATCGCCTACAATTTGCTCTACTCTGTCTAATGCAACACTGTGATATCTAAAATCGTCAACAGGAAGAAGTGTAAAATTTGCATCGGTTCTTGCTTCTACTCTGGTAGAACGCAGTTCATCGCCCAACACGCAGCATTCTGCAGGAACTATGATTGGCAGAGTTTCGTAATACTTTCCGGTGGCTACTTTAATTAGTGTGTTTCTAATTCTTCTTGGCGGAATTTCTGTGTCTGTGCCTGCTGAAATAGTATTGGTAATTATCTGCACAAGTTCCACTGTGTTTGCATACACACCTTCTTCTGCTGTTAGCGCAGAATCCTTATACTGACTAACAATGCTGGTGCTGTTATCGCCTGCTAGTGTTTGATAGTTTTCTACCGGATCGGTTTGGTCTAGCACTGATTCGATCACAGTTAATCCATAATTGATAGCAGCAACAGTTTCTGCTTCCTGACCCAGTGTATAAAAATTACCAGACTGATTTACGTATGCAAGCGCTGCTTCTCTTGATCTCACATTGCCGCCGTGTGCAACATCCCATGCAACTGCGTCTACAATCAGTCCCATATCTCTTTCGCATTTTGCACTATCATAATCAAAGTCTATAGCAAAAGGAGAAATTTCATTGGCAATTTGATAATCTACAAAAGAAATTATTTCTCTCTGTATAAAGCGTCTGTTTTTTTCTAACAGTTCTCTAGCATCAGGGTTGCGTGCGCCGTTTTCTATCTGTTTTGTAGCATAACGAATTGAACGGAAAGGTCTGTCTATAGATTTACCGTAAATTGGAGCAGGTTCGTCTTTGCCGTCTTCTGCAACATAATATACATCATTTACAAAATCTAAAAATGCCCATTCTGGTATACCTTCTGAACTAACCTGCAGTATTTGTCCGTCTTGTCCTATAGGCAGTCTTACTGGAGCAGAGCCGCTGTAGTATACCAAGTCGCCTTGTGTAGTAAGCACACTTTCTTCTGTACCAACAGCAATCACACTCCAAAATTCCGAAGAGTCTGCTATGTCTGGTGAATTTACACCGTCTTCTGCTATGTGGTAGGAAAGTGCAACATAGGAATTATCTCCAAATCTCACAGTATCGCCGGTGTAGTATTCGCCACCGTCGATCCATTCGCCTCTCCATTCAAATCCTGAATTAAGTCTCTGCCAGAATTCATCATTAGGCGGTTGTTGATTGGCGTGATCTTTTACACAGCGATAAGTGAATCCGCCTAGACGAACTACTTCGCCTTCTCTATATTCTATCTGAGAAGAATCATCATTCCAGTCACCTACAAATTTTAAACCTTCTGAAAATAAACTCCAATCTGCTGCAGATTGAGTAGGAAATGTTTCTCTGTTATCTGACACTGCAATGTACTGATTGCCGCCGTATGTTACTATATCGCCGGTTTGATAATCTTTATATGCTTCCCATTCAGATTCAAACTGGAACCCTTCGACAAATTTGTCCCAGTTATCGATATCTGATTCAAAATCGGCTGCTGAGGTATGGCCATTAAGAGAAATCCATAGCCCTGCGCCATATTTCACAATATCATTTTTCTTATATCTAAAATTAGGCTCGAATTCGTTTAGGTATTCAAATCCTGCATTAAAAACTTCCCAAAAACCAAGGTCAACTTCTATTCCTCTACCTGACCCTATACCTGCAGATTGATGTGGCACTGTGCAAACATAGGTCGTGCCGCCATATTTTACCATATCGTTTATTCGATAATTGAAATCTTCGTGCCATTCGCCTTTCCAATCTAGTCCCTCGGCAAACAGGTCCCAGTTTGCAGAATCATCTTGCAATCCTAGAGAAATTATTTCTGCCGATGCATCCCCGCTCATGTTTGGATGGTAAAAGCAGAAATAATACATGGTATCTGGTGCATCATCAGGTACAGTGAACCTCATCTGTCTTGTTGTGGCATCTGCAAAACCTTCTGCGTATGCTACAGCATCTGCAACTTCTACATTATCTAGAAAGTAAGAAACTCCTTTGGTATATATTTCGCCGCCGTTGTGTGTACCATCTTGCGTGGTACTCAACACCATTGGATGTACAGGCACACCGGCACCTTCGTACAAGTTGCTAGGATCGTCCTGATTCCAAATGAATGTAATTCCTCGCGGCATCTGTATATCAGGGGCCGCTACTCCGTCTATGTAGAATACTCCGTTAGCAACACCGGGTTCTGATTGAACTGTGATGTTGTAAATATCATTTCCAGTCTGCGAAGTCGATGTGTGACTGTTGTTGCATATATACAATCTAGCACCGTAAGAAACAATGTCGTCATTAATATAAGAACGGTTGTTAGTCCATTGACCGGCATATTTTTGACCGTCAGCAATAAGACTCCATTTGGAAGGCACAGTGTCAAGATCTGTAAAAAAGTCTGGAGAGGAAATATGTCCTATGATACAAATATAGGCCTTGCCGCCTACACTGACTACGTCATCTTTGTAGTATTCATTTCCTGGCCCCCAGGCATTTTTCCATACAAATCTTATTCTACCTAATTTAAATTCAGCCATCTATATACTCCGTATCTTATATTTATCACTGCATGTTGTCGGACTGCATTGCATTATCATTAAATGCCAAAAACAATTGCTGACTTACGTAAGTGCCACTTACATGAGAGGTATTTCCAAATTCGTCAGCACCGGTGAAATCTGTATCGCTTGTAATTCGCACATATTCGCCTGCTGCATTGTCTATTATATTTTCACTTCCGCCAACTTGTACTCGACCTGCTAACAAATTATTAGTCTCAATGTCTTGACCGCCTACACTCAATCGAGAAGCTAAAAATTCAGCAATTGCCTGTTGCGTAGGAACAACGTTATCGGAATCTGCAGCAAAGGTTTCGTCGGTTGAAAATTCCCTTACAACTGTGCCTGAACCACCTAGTCTTATTCCGCCTAAAGCAAGTTCTGACAGTCCTCCTAGATCAAAAAATTCTGCTGATATAGTGATAACGCCAGTGGCCTGATCAACAGCAAATAAATCGCCTCCTCTAAAGTTACCATCTTGGTCGGTGGATACATAAAACACTCTGCCGCCGTTTTCTGCTAACACTTCGTTTTCCGGAGATGCAGTAAAGAAGTTACCTCCAGCATATATTCCGGGATATCCAGTTTCGATGAAGTTACCTGTTCCAATGTCAAGGAAATCGTGATTTGTAATACGTACTTGCGAATATCTGACCCTTAAAGTTGCTGGAGTATTGTGTTCAAGGTTGTATTCGTTTTCTAAACTAGGATTAATTTGGAAGCGAACAAGTCTAGTTCCGTTTCCTGACCCGTCGTCGCCAAGATCAGTAACATCTGCAGCAGTAAATAGTTCTCTTTCTTCACTGTCGTCTTCGTTTTCTGCTAGTATTCCGTCAATTCGAATTTGGGCGCCAACGCCAGGAATTTGATCTACACCGGCTACTACTAAAATATTATCCTCAGGAATAATATCTGCAAATCCGTCTCCTGAAATAGTAATGTCGGAAGTGTCTGTTCTGTAACCGCTGCCTCTGTTGATAAAGTCTGGCTGCGGCAACACACCATCGCCCAATCTTGATTCGGTTTCGACTGCTACTGTGAATGTAGAATCAGTTATTATAGGTTCTACATTTGTTTCTTCAGTATACCCTGAACCTGGATCCCATATAATTATATTTCTAAATTGTCCTTGGCGCACATTTGCCCTTAATAGGGCCTGCTTTCCTGTTCTTACTGTGTTTTGCACAGTGGTGTTATTTGCTAGCACTTTCCACTTATGTGTATTGCCAACATAACCGTACTCTGCTGCACTCCAGTCTTGCGTGTCTATTGTCTCGTATCGCCATAATAAACCGTTTTCTGTAGTTGCAACAGTGTTGAAAAAACTGCCTGTTTCACCGTATATTGCAAAGAATATTCCTTGAGAATATCTGATGTCTATAACCTCTTCCGCTGGTGCAAGGTCTAAATTAGTGCCTTCGTACCAGGTTAACGCATCAAAACTGTATACAACAACACCGTCAGAACTGACAGCAAGGTATCTGTTGTCGCCGTACTGCAGACCTACAAAATCATAAAAATACTCACTGCCTCGATCAACTATGGCTTCATTATTGCGGGTCCAAGTCACACCATCCTCTGAAACGGCTGTGGCTCTGTCTGACGTAGAAACTGCTACAAATTGTCCTTTGCCGTAAACAATATCTGTGTATGAACTTACAGTAGAATCTCCTGTAGAATCACTCACAGTATCTTCGGGTATGGCAGTTTCTTGCCAGGTTATTCCGTCTTCTGAATACTGTACGAAATTTGAATTGTTAGAAACAAGAACAAATTTGTTGTCACCATAAATTCCTGATATCCAATTTTCTCGGCTGACAAGAGTTTCGATTTGCCAAGTTTCTCCGTCAGGACTTCGTGCAACCCGATCTTCTCCTTCTGCAACTGCTATAAATTGATCGCCACCTGCGACAAGATCACTGAAGTTATTACCAGTGAACGGCAAAGACGATATGTTCCATGTATCACCGTCGTCGCTGTAATAAGCAGTGTCATTAGATATTGCAACAAATCTTCCGCCTCTTCCTGTACCATCTGTTGTGAAGTCGACTATTGAATTTGTAGAATCGTCGGTGACTTCTGTAATCCTTACTGTAATATCATTATCAGGAGAAACTCCGTCAAGATCATTGCCTAATATAGTAAATGTATCTCCTATTGCATAACCCGCGCCTATTTCTGTTATTTCAAGTTCGTATGTAAGGCCCCTTCGCGTAACAGTGAATTCTGCTGATATTAACGGAATACCTTCCGTGGTTTCGCTGCCTTCGCCAATAGATATATTTTCAAAAATTGCAGTGGTTGTTCCGAACCTAAAGGCACGTATTTCACTTGATTCAGGAAAAGATCCGGTCTCAAACGTAAAGCCTGGATGATTTGTTTCTATTCTCGGTTCAATTCTATACTGCGAAGTAGTATCAAAACTTTCTATTAATGGTGTGCCCGAGATAACATGATCCCACCCTAATTCACTATCGCTTTCTCTTCGAACTACTGTCTCTTTGGTAGGAGAATCGTAAGAACTTATATATCCATACTGTCCAGTTCCTGGACCTGCAATTATAATAATTCTTGCGCCTTCGTACAAAGTATCATCTACTGTACTGTCCGAACTTGATAATTTTACTGTCGACGAAGCATCATTTACTGCCTGTGTAAAACCTTGTCTTACAAGATATCCTGATCCACCGGCCTGGCCAGATCCTGTAGTATTAATTATTCTTGCCTCAAATAATGCACCATCTCGAAAATCTGAATATTCTGCACTGGCAAAAGTGCCGGCGCCTTCTATTAAGGCAGTTGCAGAACTATACTGCTCGCCTGCATTGGTATATTGAAAAACAAGTATTTCGTCTAAGTTGCCGCCGGCAAATGCATCTTTGACTTGTGCTTCGTTATTTCTATTAAACACTGTTATGTTTTGCGGAGTTTCAGTAGGGTCATTGCCGTTTGCAACAGAGCCAAACCTACCATAAGAATTGTTGCCGTTTGTTGCTCTAATAGTGCCGCCTGTTTCTGCTAGGTATCCTACTGCGCAATAATAGGTAAACACCGACACTAGTTCTGTTCTGCCTCCATCTGACACCCATACTCCAACGCCATCGGATAATACCTGCGTGAAATCATTGGAAACCATTGAACGGTTACCGCCGTTATGCAAACTGCCATCAATGCGTTTGCCTACACAGCCTGTGCCGATTGTAGTCACACCTTGAATATAAGGTGAGCGATTTTTAATCCAGGTTCTTTCGTCGGCAGGGCCCCAGCCTGGATCGAGAGCAACAAAACTTCCGCCGGTTACTGAGCGATATCTTTTTCCTTCAGCAGGATCATCTAATGTGCCTTCTGCACCTCTAGTGGTCATCTGCCTTATGCCGGTGGTATCTCTAACTAAAAATAAATCTTTTGTAGTTGAGCCTTGCACGGCATTCACGTATCTTTGTGCAGCAACAATGGTTGCATAATTTCCCGAATACTTTAGGTCTCTTGCAACTCCTCTTACAAGAGCAAAAACATCATTTCGCACTCGTAATCTATCAAAGTCTACAGTGTCGTATCGCTGTCGAACTCGCGCCCATAGTTCGGTCTCAATAAATCTTGTATTTTCTAAAAGTGCTTGTCCGGCTGCACTTATATTGCCGTTGGTATTGAGTTCATTGCTGCCGGTCATTTGGGGAACATTGTCTATATTGTTAAGCGTAGCATCTATATATTGTCTATAAATATCTACTAGATTTAAAATTGCATTTGTTCCGTCTACGTCGGTGGTAGTAGTTTCTAACAACTGAGGCTCGTCGTTCCCCGGTGTCGGTTCTATTTTTTCATTTGATAAAACTTCATTAATAAATTTTGATAGTTCAGATAGATAATAGTTCACATATTGATAATCATCTTGATATTCGTCAAGCGGTTTTGCTGGTCTAACAGTGGTTGAACGCAACTCGTCACCCATAATTACAGTGCCTTGGGGGACAGTTATAGGTGCAATTTCTTCATAGTCGCCGGTAGCAACAAATATCTTAACTAATTCTGTTGGGAAGAAATTATCTTCCACATATTCTGCAGCATATCTAATAGTGCGAAATGGTCTGTCAGGTACTAGACCTCTATCTCGATCAAGTCCGGCGTCGTCTATTCCGGTATTTGCAACAAAGATTTGATCTATTTGCTTGTCTCTGTGACGCCAGAATACTTCTAATGCTTCTGACGTAGAAAGAAATTGTTCATTCTCGCCAATTGGTATATCAATTGCACCTTCTGAGCTACCGTCGCCTACTATAGTCCGGTTAAGACCATAACTTAACAAATCACCTTTCTCTTGTAATCCCCCGGGTTGTCCAGCTTGTATGACAATATCCCAGTAATCTACATCATTTGCATTATCGCCTGGAAAATTCGTATTGTCAGAAATATGTTCAAAGTTACAGCGATATGCAGTACCAAGGAAATAAACTATAGACCCTTTACTGTATAGGTTTCCAGCGTCCCACTCGCCTGCAAACACCAATCCTGGTATTAGCAATTTCCATTTGTCATCGTCCTCGTCGCCGCTTACAGCACTTGCTCCTTCGTTTCTATTAACGTCTGCAATTGCTTCATATACTTGTCCACCTCTTTGTACAACATCGCCTTTTCTATATTCTTCAGTTAAAGACCATTCTCCTTTAAAATTCAATGACGACGAAAATTCAATCCAATCGATAGTAGAGTCTTCTGGAAGACGAAAAGGATCTGAGTCTTTATTTTGTCTGACAGCAATCCAAAGAACGCCGCCGTACCTAACCACATCGCCTTGTTGATATTCTGTTTGAGAATCCCATTCAGAATCGTATTGAAAACCAGGAAATTCAATCTGAAATTTGCCACTGTCAAATCCTAATTGATGATGAACTTCGTCGTTTCCGATATTTTCATGAGTAACTGTTTCTTGCGAAGTATGTGTTTCAAGACATCTATATATACTGGCTCCGTATTTTACAAGATCGTTTGTACGATATTGAATTTCAGGTTCCCAGTCACCTCTATAATCTATCCCGTTATAAAACACGCTCCAATTTAGTGCATCTTCTTCTAGTAGTGTTCTTGAAGTGTGAGAAATTTCACAACGATATATAACACCGTTGTATTTTACAACAGAACCATTTACATAATCTTCATTTGACGTCCAATCGTTTAGATATTCAATGTGTTGTGCTACAAATCCCCAATTATTTCTTTCGTCCGAAAAGATATCTGAAACATGAGCAACTTCACAAATCCAAACAGATCCCTTGTAATATACAATCTCACCTACGTTATATTGTTGACCAGTTTGCCAGTCTCCTAAAAAACTTTGTCCTTTGGTCATTAAGACCCAGCGCGGCTGTGGTTGCGGTGGATCTGAATCAGGCAGAATGTTATTCAAATCGTTTGCAAAAACGTCATCTGCGGTATGACCTATAAGACAGACGTAACTTTTACCATTGAGACTTACAACATCGTCTCTGATATATTCAGTTCCTGCACTCCATTCACCTACAAAATTGTAGCTTAGTCTGCCTGTTTTAAATTCGCTCATTTTTTATTCTCTCGCTGCGTCTGTGAAATCTGTGTTAGACAATACTTGTGATTCTTTGCCTTCGCCGTACCCCGGAGTTGATATCCCTTCAGGATAATTGTAGTCTTCTGAAACTCTCTGCACAAATTGTCCTGTGCCTTCTTCTACATAAAAAGTCAGTGAACGCGAATCCCATTTCAACTGCGGATAACGAAGGTTGGGATAAACTTGATTATGGTCAACATCGATTCCGTCAAGAAAATTAATTCCTTCTTCGAAATCAGGAAAATTTTCCACACTTGTGCCTTGTTCGTTGATTACAATAGAGTTATCAGCGCCGCCGTCAAGTTGGTCAATTCTTATAAGAAATAATTCGCCGTCGTCGTTTCTTCTTAAACCATAAAGATACTTTTTAGCAAGTCCTCCTAGTATGTCTTGTGGTGATCCGCCTACAAAATATGTCATTATACAATCTCCGCAAACGAGCAGATTACATCAACTGAATCTGTAGTATTAGAAACTACAAGAAGCTCATTATTAGGAGCTAACACTAATTTCTCGCCTTGATTAACTGCTCTCAAACTGGTGTTTGCTGCAACCAGTGTTTCTTTCAAATAAAATCCTGTAACTGATGAATCGTCTCTCAAAAGAATATCAACATATACAAATGATTGAATCAGATTAGTAATGCTTAATCCTATGACAGTAACTTTGTCAGTTGGACCCGTTGCAAGAATTGTTTGCGGCACGGTGCCTATATCTTTAATTACTCTATTTCTTAGATTTACTGCCATTTTTTATCCAAATATTAGTGCTGCTTCAAAAGACAGATCTTCCACATCTGATATTGTTGCTACGTCTATGTTCTCTACTATACTTACCCAACTTGTGCCATTGAAAATTTCTATTTCTGCTGACAGGGTATTGTAACGAATCATGCCAATTTGACCCTGTGGTCTGTTAGTATCGTTACCTGTTGGTAGAACCAATGCGCCTCCGCCTTCAATTTTAATAACCTCTGTATTCGCTTGCAAGGATAAATCAGTGTTTGATCCTGCATTAGAAACTGTGTTGTTTTCAAGATTAATGTTGTCTACTCTGATAGAAGTTGTGGACACATTACCGTTATCAGCAACCTCCTGTAAGGTGCTTGCATAATCAGCATCATTGATAAGGTCTGAAACCTGTGTGGGCAGATCGATAAATGTAAAACCGTCATTGGTAAACTGCCATCTATCACTGGACTCATTGTAACGCACAAACACATTGAATTCTGTGCCTCTTTCAACTTCAATGCCTGCATTTTCAGTGGGAGCACCTGTGACGTCATTGTTTAAAACAACCAGGTTGTCGCCAACACTGAGTGTGTTGGATTCGATTGTGGTAGTGGTGCCTTTTACTGTTAGGTTTCCCTGTATGACTACATTGTTAGGAAGTCCAATTTTCACAGAACCTGTGCTTTGATCAATATCGATTTCGTCTACTGTGCCTGAAAGATCTGACACACCGGGATCTGTTATAAATCCTGTAGAGTTGTTGAATGATATTTCACCTGTGGTGTTGTCGTACGAGATATCACCAGTACTAGACAGGTCCTCTAGAGTGATATATGCACTGTCGTTGTTGAGATCAGATATTTCAGTTGCAAGATCAAAAAAGTTAGTGCCATCGTTAGTGAACTGCCATCTGTCAGTGGTTTCGTTCCAGCGTACAGAGACGTTTTCACTGTCGCCGCGTTCAACCTGTATTTCTGCACTCTGACCGGGAGCGCCGGTTGTGTTGCTGTTCAGCACTAAAAGGTTGCCGTATAGACTGACTAAATCACTCTGTAATTCTGTTTCTGTGCCTGTTACAGTGAAATTGCCTGAAACTGACAGGTTGTCGTTTACTGTGACTGTTGTGCCTTGACTTTCTAGAGTGTCTGATACCAGTTTGCTGGATGCAGTTATTTGATTGAAAGAGACGTCGTCTGTGGTGGCAACGGACTGTCCTATTGAAATTTCACCAGTTGTGCTATTATAAGTCACACCAGTGCCGCCTGACAGAGCAGTGAGATCTATATAGGCAGCGTCATTGACCAGTTCAGAAACATTGTCTGACTGTTTGAGAACACGATTGGTGCCAATGTTTACTGTGTAACCGCTGGCAAAATCAGCAGTGTCCGTTGAAACGTCGATTGTGAAATCGTCTTGGCCCACAATGAGGCCATTGCGGACTTTGAAGTCTTTTGTTGCCATTTAGTTCCCTTTCCCCAAACTGGCTCTGGTTGTAGAGTATTTATCCTCTAGTTGGTTATCAGTGTTTTCACTACCTTGTAAGTGGTAGGATCCTGAGTTGCTGCTATGGCCTGCAGTTGTACTTCTCCTGAAACTATTTCTGCATCAAAAGTTGCAAGACTGCTAGGCGAAGTAAACACAATGCCGTATTCCACAAAGTCTACATTAACACCGTCGTGTACCAACAGTATTTCTTGGCTTTGATATTGATCAGTTTCTGTGTTTGTGATCTGTATCACCAGTTTAGCAGTTCTAAACTCTGCAACGTCAAACGTAGCAATTATTTCTGGTGAATTGCTGGCAAAACTCACAGTTTCCGAATCTAGACCAAAGTCTTTGATCTGCAGTGCAGTTTTAGGACTGTCTGTTAGTATGCCGACTCTTTCTAGATCTGCGTCTGCAAAGATTAGATGAGTAGCAGTTTCGCCTTTGACAGTAAAGTCGCCTGCGGCTAGTTGTGTATCATTGACTGTGAGCGCACTGTCTAATATTGCAGCATCTTGTACGCCTAGTGTTCCTGTGATAATACTGTCGGAATTGACTGACACAACGCCTGTGCCGTTGGCTTCAACAACAAGATCAGTATCTGTGGTAGTAATACCGATGATATTGTCGTTAATGTTAATGTCGTCTACATCTAGTACCGTAAATCCATCTGCTGTCAGGCTTGTAGTAAGAGCGCCTGCATTGAAGAAAGACAAGATGTCTTCGTCTGCTCCCGGAGTGCTTTCTGCTTGAATAAATGTATCTTGGTCAACATCCTTAACACCGCCTAGTGAACTCCAAGCGCCGCTGGCATACCCTTCGAAACTAGAAGAATCTGTGTTGTATCTTACATATCCGTTTTCGCCTACAGGTCTTTCTTGGTTAGTACCTACAGGCACTTTGATTGCATCTGTGCCTGCGATATCAAGCGACACAGAAGGTGTGGGTTCGTTTATGCCTACAGCATTTTCTACAGTATCAACATAAAGAACATCTCCTGCATTTAGGTCGCCTGTTATATTGATATCATTTATAGTAATTTCGTTAGACCAAAAAGGCTCGCCGCCTACTGCTGTAAGAATGGTATTGTCTGCACCTATAGGCAATCTACTTAGAGTGTCTGTGTTTGTGCTGAGATCTGCAGCAGCATAGATGATGTCACCAGCAGTATAATTCTGCAGGTTTGTGCCACCTTTGTTGATTGGTATGGCTCTGTTTAGGTTTTCCGGATTTACAAAGAAAGAAGCAGGATTTCCGCCTAGTGTTGCAGCATCCAATGTGCCGCCGTCTGCTGTTGAAGTAATATCAACTTCGCCTTGTGGTGACACAGTAAACTGACTCTTGTTAAATGCGCTAACGCCAAGGTTAGTGTAATCCGGACCGCCATTGTCGTCACTGGCTGGCAGAATATCTATTCTTATATCACCATAATACAGAGTGTCTGCACCTTCTGTTTTGGAGTCGCCTACAAGGTTTAGAGCACTTCCTGAATTCACTCTCAGTGTCGTAACGGCTTCGGTCCAAACTGAATCTCCTCTAAGGAATGTGTCAGAATTTGCAGCGCCACTTGCTAGTCTGCTGGGCGAGATTATTCCGCTGATTATATTATCTGCATCAATGTTTGTGCCCGACAGAGAACTGTAGTTGTCCGGATTTTGACTAGAAGTATTGACTGTGCCTGAAATTTCTACATTTTGTATGGTTAATTCTGCAGTGCCTGTTCCTGTACTAGTTGTTAACTGCACCGCCGAATCTATAACACCGTTTATGCTGGCTTCTGCTGCTGCTTGTCCAGTATGCAGTGTGAATGAGTTTTCTGTAAGCGCTCCTGTGTAATAGAAATTACCTGAGGTTAGACCACCTGGCAGATCGTTACCGAACAGTCTTACAGGATCGCCTGGAACAAATCCGTGATTTTCAAGTATTAGTCTGTTTGCAGACAGAGTTACTACTCGTTTGCGCAAGATATGAGTGCCTGACTGACTAGACGTAAACAGAACTTTAAATGCGGGATCTAGGTCATAGCGAGAGTAGACTTCAAATGTTTGGTCGTCTATGACTTTGGCAAAGA